GGATATAGACCCATACCCCGCGGTTCTTTCCGGATATCGCTTCGTAGCGATCGTCGATGAACATCTGGTTCTCGCGCTGAGCGCGCTCGGAGTCGGCGATGTCCGAGCGGATCTCCGTTTCGAGGGTGCCGAGATTGAGGAGCTTGAGAAGTTTTTGAGAATCCTGCTGCCGGAAAACTCCGCGATCCCAGAGCTCGAGGAGCATCTTCTGTTCGACTGTCTTCGACTGGTTGATCGAGATCCCGACCGAAAGCATGACGTCGAAGTTCGAGCTGAGGTCCGCCGTCTCGTAGTAGCCGACGGCGGCGGCCCGGTTCGCGCCAAAGATCTTGATGACCCGCGGCTTCGAATAATATTTGCCCATGAGCATTAGCCGGAATCGACATTCTTCGATCAGCGTCCGGTTCGCCCGCTTGACCATGGGATCGAGCTTTATCGATTCCTGTTCAAGCATCATCGAATAGAGCGAAGCCGGGGCCCGGGTCGCGTATTGGGGCAGCCGCGCGTAGCTCACCTCATGGACGTTCGAGACCCGGTCGACCGAGGAGACAAGGAAGTCCCGGTACATCGTCAGCTGCGGCGAGAGTTCGGGCATCTGCATCGGCTTCGGTTCGCTGGCGCCGTAGTTGAGCTCTACGAGCTCCAGCGAATCGGTCACCAAGGAATTGTATCTCGCCGTAGATCCGGTCGGAACGATCAGCTTCGGCTTCCAGGATTCATGGTGCTCGGACTGGATCGAAACCATGCGGTTAAACTCCCGCTGGATGCCCTGGATATAGTGAAGCGGCCCCTTGCCCCAAAAGGATCGTTTGTTTTTTCGGTAGTAATAAAAATAATAACCCAGGTGTCCGCCTGGGTTCGCGTTCTTCTCGGCGTGGACGATCTTGTTGCCGGCGCCGATGATCGAGCGGCCGTCCGGATAATCTGCGTTCGGCTTCTCCGTGAACTCCATGAGCAAAACGGTATCGTCGCCCGCGTGGGCTTCTGAGCGGTAATATCCCCGGTAGCCCCCTTTGTCGCCCTTGATTGTAACGGCCTTGATCGTCTCCTCGTCGGTGAAGTCCGGGAAAAGACGCTTAAATTCGTTGACCGATATTTCTTTAAGCTCGACGACCCATTCGAGCTGCCTTGGGTTTTTCGCCGCCGGGTTCGGTCGGATATTGAAAATATTTATCGCCTCGCCTACGACCTCGCCCTTGTCGTCCTCGACCTTCCAGTCCGTCTTGCCCTGGCCGTTGCCGCCGGTCGTTTTTTTGATCGCGACCTTGACTGGATAATTTTTATCGTAGACCCACCGCCGGCAGGCCGTCCCACAATGGAGAAGGTCATATTTGAGATCTTCCTGGAGATCCTCGATGCCGTTCTCGTTGTCGTTATGGGCGATAAGCTTGGTGGCGACCTGGGATCCATAGATGTCGGTATTCTCTCCGGAGTTCGGGACGCCGATCACGGAATAGTAGAGGTTGATCTTGCCCTCGAGGGTTTCGACGAGAGGCTTCATGAGATTGATGACGACACGCTTCTTGCGGATGGTCAGTTCAACCGAGACGACCTGGCGCTTCTCCGAGTTCCACATTGAGAATTGATTGCCCTCGGCCCACTCGATAAGCTCATTCCATTGACCATGCTCTTCCAGGACGACTGGATGGTCCTTGGCCTGCTTTAGGAGGAAGGTGGAAAATTCTTCCTCGCCTTGGAGATCCTGGCCGGGAACCTTGAGCCATTTTTTTAAGTCTGCCATTTATTCCTCAGAAAATATCGTCCAACGGATTCGCCGACTTTCCCTCCGGGGGGTTCTGAATATCCGGCCGGCGGCGCAGGAGGTCGGCGAAAGCGGAAAGAAGCGCGGCCTGGGCAGCCTGGGTCGCGCTGACCTGGCTGACTACGGCCTTCTGCGATCCGACGATTTTATCGAACTCGGCCTTGAGTTGAAGGATCTGGTTGTTAATTGTCGTGAGGTGAAGGACCAGAAGGCCGGTATTCGATTCGGCCTGGACCCGGCCGGCCTCGGCCTGGGCCTCTATCGCCTGGACGATATATTTAGGGCCTTTAAAAAAGCGCATCCATGTCCTCCTGATAACGTCTTTGAGGCCCGGCAATACGTTTAAGTTCATCGTCAAAATCCTTCTGCAAAGCTTTCTCGATCGTGTTCTCATGGCGGAGAACATTCGATTTCGGCGGATTGTATTTATCCAGGTGGTAAGCCAGCGAATCGAGAAGGTCCTCATATTCAGAGGCACCCGGCGTATAGAGGGTGAGGGCGTCCTCGAGCTCGGTGTTCTGATTCCGCGGCAGGAGGATCCGCCCGGTCTCGAACCATTGGCGAAGCCGCATGATCCGCGCGGGCTTCGCCCGGCCACGCGGTTCAACGAAAGAAAAATTCAGCCTTGTCTTTTCGTGGTCGATCGTGTCGGCGATCGTCACCGAGTATTTTTCTCGCTCGACGAAGATCTCGTCGGGATTATAGGTTTCCTTGAGGCTCTCCATGATCCTGATGAGATTCTTCGGCGTCACCCAATAGCGTTGTCCGTGGAGGATATAAATGCCGGAGCCCGCGTGGTCGCAAATCGTGATCCCGCTGGCCGAACTGTGTTTGGTCTCCACGCCGGCCGGATCCACGACCATGATCCGCCAATAATTCCCAGGCAGCGAGATCCAGTAGTGGATCCACTCGGACTTGCAGAGGACGTCCGCTTCATCGACGGTCTCCAGGCGGTACTGAGTGTTGAAAACGGAGAACCCCTGCTCCTCACGGAGGTCCTGAAAGTCCTCCCAGGTGAACATTTCCGGAAAGGTCAGGACGCCGTTTTTCTTATAGGGATCCACCGGGCCGCGGCCGTCCTCGAGCGCATAGGGCATGATGAATTTATCATAGCTTCCGAGGCGGCGGATATGGCCGGCCAGATCCTTTGGGTGATAAGGCGTGCCGACGTCGATCTCTTTTCCGATCTTGAATTTTCGGTAGCGGGTGAGAATCGACTTCTGAAGGCGCCATTGTTTGATGACGTCTGCGCGCTGAGATTCGGAATAGGCGTTCTTGTCGTTGACCAAGTCGTCGTTGACGATCGTCCGGTAGTGACGGAAGACCTGGCGGGTATCGAGTGAGGCGACGTGGAACTTTGTCGTGCCCTGCTCGACGCGCCATTGAGTATTTTTCTTGAAGTGCTCGGCCTTGGCCGGGATCTTGTCGAAGATCCAGCGCAGCTCCTCGCCCTCGGCCAGGTAATCTCGAAAATCCTGGCTAAAGATCGAGGCGTTGTCTTTCGAGGCCGTGTTGTAGACTATGGATTCGCCAAGGTCGAGTTGGACAGACCAACAGAAAAGCCAGAGAAGGTATCCCAGGATGACGGTCGTCTTATAGGATCCGCGGAACATTGAAACCCACTTCTTTCCGCTGGGGCTGGCCAGATATTCGCAGAGATAGCGATGAAGAACCCCGAAATTCTGAAATTTATCCGAGCGGACCCTGGGGAGAATGACATAGACGAAAAACCAGAGGTTTCGACACTCCTCCAGCCAACGCTCGCGCGTCCAATTCTTGTTGTAGAGCGTGATGGTGTTAGAGGGGGCGGTCGAGATCTTCATCAAGCTCCTCGGGTTCCGGAATAACTTCAATGATCTGCTCGCCGGTTACTATCTCGGCCCGGCGGAGAGTGTCGAAATCAAACTGATAGAGGTGTTCCTCTTTTTTCTCGATCGTGAGCTTAGGATTCAGAAAGACGTTGCGGACTTCCATGGCCAGGCGGAGCGTATCTTTCTGGAGCCGGCCGTCGGGAACAGCGGCCTTGCCTTCGAAGTGGGATTCTTTCTTGGCCTCAAGGAGCTCGGCCATCTTGGAGACGAGCGCTGGGACGGTAAGGCCCTTGCGCTCCATCTCGTCGTTGAAAAGCGCATTGACGACGGGATTGTCGAGAAGTTTTTTAGCGTAGGAGCGAGGATGCTTGCTTTTGAATCCGGCAGCCTCTACGCATTGACCGAGCTTTGATTCGTCGAGGCCGTTCTCTAAGAGATACTTCCAGAACTTCGCTGTCCGCGGCGTGACCTTTCCCTGCGGGGTCGGCCAGAGCGACTTATCGCGTTCGTTCAAAGAGGTTCATTGTCACCCGTATTTTCCGCTCCGGGCGGGGCTGCCGGCGGCATCGTCTTTGCCTTCGGCGCGAACGACGTCCTTGACATGACGGGGTTCACTTTCTTGGACTGGAGATCTTTCTTGAGCTCGTCCTGAATCTTGGAAAAAGGAATTCTGTCTCCGGCGGGAATTGCTGGAGGGGTAAAGTCGAGGTCGCCCGGCCGCGGATCCGGGCTAGGGAGTCCGGGCGGGATCGGTCCGCGAAGTACTTCGGCGGGGACCCCGGTCATCGACGCAGGGATGGGAAGCGAAGCGCGCTGGAGCTCATCCCGGAGAAGAGCGTTTTCCATCTGCAGGTCCTCATTCCTCTTTCTCAGCGTTGCGAGTTGGTCCTCGAGCGACTTCGCCGACTCCGGAAGCGGGTTTTCGCGGAAGTAAATATCGAGATCCTCGAGCCCGACTTCGAAACGATAGTCATGATGCTGAACGTTGAAGGGCTTGCGGTCCTTCTGCTGATTGAAGGCCATGGCCACGAGTTCATCGTGAGTGAACTTCGTGCCGCCTCCGATCGCAGACCAGAGCTCATTAAGCGTGACTTTCCTGTCGCCGTTCGGAAGTGTTTCCATTGTTATTTTTTTCCTCCTGATTTTTTTTCACTCGCCGGTTCATGCGCGTAGCAGGCCTTCATGAATTCGCCAGCCGCCTTCCGCGTCGGCGAGCAGCCGCGACGTTTTCCGGTATCCTGGTTAAAGACGCAGAATTTCCCCCCGACCTTCCGAATCTCATAAGGCATCTTCTACCCCCAGGAAAAAAACGATGGGGCCGTCGGTCGCGTGCCCGTGTGATCGACGGCCCGGAAAATGAAACACAAACAAATCAGATTAATCTATAGGCTTTATTTTTTGTCGTGTCAAGATATTTTTTTCCGATGAAAATAAAAAAGCCGACCAGAGCCACTTCGAGAGCCTTCTGACTTTCGTCAGCGTGTGGATGGTCGGCGTCGATTATATTTCACGACTGAAGCAAATAAACTTAGCGCCCCTCGCCTTCAAGACCTTGCATTTTTTCCGGCACCGGCGGCAGACCAACTGGACTCCCCGGACACGATGGGAGCCTATGTAGAGCGAACTGTCCCGCGCGACGTCGACTTCATAGGGGCCCTTCGTCTTCTTCTTTGGAGCCCGGTTGTATATGCTCATTTTTCTCCTTTAGATAATTGCTCGTCCAATCATCGAGCTCGCCCCGCATTTCGTTTTTGACGCGCTGGAGCGCATGGGGGTCGAACGGATCCTCGGATTCAATGGCCTCTATTGTGGCCCTGAATTTCTCCATGATCTCTGAGATCTTCGCTTCCTGGGCGACCCTGAAATCGTCTTTCGGGACCGGCGGCGACGCCCCGGCCGGTTGCTGAGCGCCGACCTGGTCATTCCTGGTTCGCTCGGCCGCGAACTTCCTGGCGTTCACAAACCAGTTCCGAAACTGGAGCGCGACATTCGAACCTTGCTTTAGCGGATGATCCTTTAGGTGAGCGAGCTTCTTCTCGATCTCTTCTTTCCAGTCGACTTCCGGGAACTCGAAGGTCAGGTCAGTTATGTAGATGACGATCGAAGGCGAGAACGCAAACTCCCGATTCGAAAAGATGGCGACTATCTCGGCAGTCCGAATTGTCCAACCCTCCGGCCTTTCTTTCTTCCTAGCTAAAGAAGAATTAGAAGAGATTAGAGGAGAATAGAGCGTGGCGGACTTTTCCGCCACTTTGGCGACCTTCTTCGCCACCCTGTCGTCTTTATCCGCCACTTCTCGAAGCTCTTTGTCCCTTCGCTGTTTAGTTCTCTCTGGAAGTTCATATTTCTCGAGGCTCGTCAGGAATAAGGTTCCATCGGGTTTAGCCTCCAGCTTCCCCGTTTTCAGGCAGATAGCTATCGTTTCGTCCAGCTTTTCCTGTGGAATGTCCAGGGAGCCGGCCAAGCGCCTCGTAGAGTAGGGCATGCCTTCATTTGCCCTGATATAGCCGCTGTCCTTATAGGCCATGGCCATCAGGTCCGTGAAGATCCCCCGGAGATCCTCGACGAAGTTACCATGCTCGTCCCGGATGATAAGTTCGTCTCGGGTAGAGCCCAGGAGCCACTTGTCTATCCAGAATGGGAACCAGTCGTCTCCCTTGCGGTCTTTCATGGCATCTTCCTCTTGATGTCCTGGCCCCAGAGCGCAGAGGCGAGCCGGGGATAGATATCGAGCGAATCCTGACTGATCGTGTTCGGGTTCTCTCCCCAGGAGAGTTCCCGGGGCAGGAACTCGATGTGATCCAGCCGGTTCATGGGGAGACCGAACCAGGAACAGGCCTCCCTGGCCACGGCGATCCTCTGCTCAATCGTGCCCTGGCAGGCTACCCCGGGCGGCGTGCATGGTCCGTGGGCGACCGGAGCAAGGCTCTCCATGCAAACGCCGTCGTCTGATATAGCGTAGCATCGGACTCCAGAGCCTTTGGCCAGAAAATCCCGGATCTGAGACACCGTTGCCGACCAATGCCGGACCAGGCAGGAGTCGCGGATCCCGAATACCTTGCTCACGTCCGGGCTCAGCAGCCCGTGGAGGTGGTGCGCCGTCATATCATCGCCGCTGAAGCAGATCGGCTTGTCGACCCGCTCATACATGTGCTCGGCCAGCGGCAGGACGCACTCTCGCATCCAGTCGGTTCGGTCCAGCTGGAACTCGTTGCCGATCCCCCACTTGGCATCGCGGCCCAGGATCTCGTAGGCCCGGTCGAAGAAGTCGATGTATCTCTGGAGAAGCATTGGGTCGTAGATCGACTTGAGCCCCTGAATATTCCATTCCCAGGGACCCTTGGCGGCGTCACAATGATCGATCAGGTCGAGGTAAATCTTGATGTGGTAGGGCTTGAGCAGGCGCTTGAGAAAGAGTAGCTCGTCATCCCAGATCGGATTCGGCCTATTGAGGTCGAACTTCCCGGACGTTCCGCGCATGAACGCACTTACGCCCGGACCCGGCTCGAACGTCGATTCCCAATCCCCCATGATCCGGACATAGTCCACGCCGGCCAGGCTAAGTTTTTCGGCGAATTCCTTCACGTCCGCATCCGGGTAGGTCCTGAGCATATAGTGACCGCCAAGCCAGGCGATGACCATGGCCGGCATCCAGTCCGGCTTCGGATTGTCGAGCGGAAAGGCCTCCTCGGGCTCGACCGGCTTGCAGGTCGCGCAGTAGAACATGGGTTCGTAGCCTCTCGCAAAGATCTTCTCCACCGTCTCTTTACAGTTCGGGCCAGCCAGAACGTAGGTAGGTTCGACATTCTTCGCGCAGACCGTAACGGTGACGGTCTGCGGGGGCTCGTAGCGATGGCAGTCCGAGGCCTTGTAGAGCCAGGTCCCCGGCTTCGCCAGGTTCTTGCAGATCCATTTTCGAAAGTTGATCATATTTTCCTCCTAAAAGCCTAAAGATTTTTGGGGATATCTCCCGGGCGCCTCGAGCCGCAGGTGGCAGCGCTGGCAGAGCGCCAGAAGATTGCAGGCCCGCTGATCATAGTAGTTGCCGTTGACATGATGGACCGTGAGGATCACCTTGCTCGACGTTTTCCAATGCGGATGATACCGCTTGGCGAAGCAGAGCTCGCAGAAGCCGCCGGAACGCTTGAGGATCCTAGTCCGGATGATCGGCCAGTTCGGCGAGGGCTTATACTTTAGGGGCATCTTTGTTCTTCTTCTCCAGCGTTGGCAAGAGAACCTTACCGGCCTTGAAGTCCCTCTTTTTCTGACGATCCGTCTCCTCGAATTTCCCGTCCTTGTCGATCGTGAACTCGAACCCATGCGTGCGCGAACCCTCCGGGGATCCAAGGTCGATCCCCGTTCGATTGATAACCTTGCCCCAATCAACTGGCGTCGAAGGTGGCTCGTGCGTCGCCCGGTAGATGTAGCCGATCCAGAATCCGATGATCATGAGGACAGCGCCGACGGCGCAAATGATGATGTAAGCGCCGATGTTCATGGTTTCCCCACAGTCCCGTCGAACGTCATAAGCTTCGGGGCAGGGACGCGCGTCTTCTGCCAATCCTTCGAGCAGACGCAGCTGAAATAGACGTCCGGATCCGGGATTCCCGCAAACACGACCAGCCCGGCGTCCCTGATCACCGCCGGGTTCGCCGTGAAGATCGGGGCTCCGCACTTGGGACAATGTCCCGTCTGTAGATAATTCATACTATTCCTCCTTTTTCGTTCCGCCCAGCCCATTTATTTTTTCGGGTGAACCGGGAAATAAATGAATTTTCCGCTCCTTATGCCGCCGGATAGGTCGCGCGCGAGAATCTTGTCCCAAACCCTCGCCCGGGCCTCGATTTCCGCCTTTATTCCCCAGACGGCAAAGGCGAGAAGAATGTCTTCCATCCGGATCCGCCAGATCCAGATCCCCTGCCAATCCTGGACGCGCTGCCGGTCTGCAAGGTTATAGGGATCCTGCAGGCTTTTCATCAGATCGTCTCCAGCTCCTCGATAATGCAGTCATGGTTGAAGATCGGGATGAAGTCGACCCTCACCAGCTGGAGCAGGCCGTCGATGTCGACGATCCGGATGTCGGTCGAGTATTCGGGAAACTTCCCGGACCGGATAAGCGCCTTGATCCTCATGGCTTCATAGTAGCTGACGTCTCGCGCCAGCGCTTCCTCCGGGACAAGAAGACAATGGCCGGGATAGCCCTTGAGCTCGTCCCATCCCTCGTGACCGTAGATCGCGATAGGCCAGATGAACTCGACCATGACTGCGTCTCCATAATAGCCAAGGACCTTGCCCGATTTGGCCTTCGCGGATTCGATCGTAGCGTATCTCCGGCCCCTCCTGAGGTTACTTAGGATCTTGAAGTCGGAGACCGTGATCACGAACTCGCCCCGCTTAAGTTTTTTTCTTGCCACGTTTCTCCTTCTTGGTCAGCCTTTCCTTGATCCGCCCGAGCAGCTTTTCCAGGAACTCGATCTCCTGCTTTTTCTGCGCGATCAGGCCCGGGATGAGATAGTCCCTCGAGAGTTTCTCCATGACCACGAGGCTCATGTCGCCGAACGTCGGTCGCTTCTTTTTTGCCATGCTACACCTTGATCGTGTCCTTCTCGACCGAATCGAGCGGCTCGCGCGGACTTATGATGAAAAGGGCCTCCTTCCACTCCTCAAGCTCAGCGTCCATGTTTTTGAGGTTGGCCCGCTTCACTTCCAGGACATCCATGAGATTTGATATCTCAGCTTCCGCTACTTTGATTTGCTTCTCGAGTCCCGAGATGTCGTTCTTTAGGAGTTCTATTAGCTTAGCGTAGCGCATCAGAACCACTCCTTCCCCGGCTCGGGACGCTTCTGGCCTTCCTCAACGCCGTAAACCGAATCGATCGGGACCAAAAGAAGCCCGTTCTCACCATGCCGATGCAGCCTAAGCTTGTCAAACTGCCTCCGGAGTCCCCCCTGGCTCATCTCCAGCGTCTTCAAGACCCCACGCATCCTCTCCAGCTTCTCTTCCACCGTGAGCTCGGACCAGTACTTGCCCCCCCCAGGCCTCTGCGCCTCGCGAACCATCTCGTCCCTCAAAGATTCCTTTCTCATGATTCCTCCTATCTGAATTTTACCCGGGCACCGCCGATCCGGTGTCGCCCGGTCCCTTCGAAGATCGGTCCGCCTGCCAAGCGCCGCCAGGGCTTGAGTGACCCTAAGCTTTGTAGCTCAGCAGGATTTAGCCGAGACGCCTTCCCAACCGCTGAGCTCAGCTTCCTGTCACATCCGTCAACCAGGATTTTCGTCCCCCTGCCAATGCTTCACAAAGGCCTCCATCCATTCACGCCTTGCCGGATACTTGAGGATCCTCATGTTCTCGCAAACGATCTGCCGGACCCTCTCCTTGGTCACGTTCCTCCTCTTCGCAAGCTCCTGGAGCGTTCTTGGCCTGGTTCCGTAAAGCCCATACCTCAAGATCAAAAGTAAAAGATCGCTGTCACTTATACACGGATTTGATCTCGGCAAGAAAATCAGGGCCAATCCCTGCCCGGTAAGCCATGCTTTGTCTCTAAGCCAATCTTCGCGCATCTGAGCCTCCTATGCGAGTTCAACCGCCTAGAATAGCTAGCTGTCCCATCCCCAAAATTCCCCAGAAATCCCCCAGAATAGCTCAGAAAATATGGGAGATGTCGCGGGAGAGGACAGTCATACCCATGCGCTCAGATAGTCGCGAGTGCCCATAGGGGTATGCCCATGTCCAGCCTCGCGAGCACGCCGCCTCCCTCCCTAGACCTAGCTATAATCCAAGACAATAGCTCTCCAAGATAGCTATATAGCTAATCTTCGCGTGCGCGTGAGTGAAGAGACTGTGGGGTAGCATATAGACTAGCCCTCCCCCAGTCTTCACCTGCGCGTCTTGGGCTTCGCCCACTAGCTACTCTCTTTCTTTCTTAGATAGCTAAGATACTAGCTAGATAGCTATTCTTGGGCTCTCACAGGAAGCTAGCGGTCTCCGCGGTGGCGGTTTGGGGTGGTGGTTTGGGCGGTTCTCGTCTGGCCGGCGGTTCTGGCCGGCGGCCGGATGCGGCTTGCGCGCTTTGGCGCGAGCCGCACAAAAGCCCCGAAGGGGCTTTTGTGACAACGGCGTTTCGGTGGCGGTTGGTGGGTTGCCGTCGCCGGTCGGTGGCGGTCGGGAGGTCGCAAGAGCTTCCCGAATCCACAACGTCAAGGGAGCGTGTTATGACAGACGAGAAGATCGTCGGAATCCCGCTCAACAAGCGGGGTACGGAGCGTCTTCAGGTTTCCGAGAGAGAGATCGAAGGCAAGGGCGTCTTTGTGGACGTCCGGAAGTTCTACCTGCTGGTCTCCGAAGAGGGGACCCTGGACTACTTGCCCACGAAGAAGGGCATATCGCTGAGTCCCCATGTTTGGGCCATGGTCATCGACGTGTTGCTGAAGAGCCGCGGAGGTGAGATTCGGGACCTCATCGCTGACAGGGAACTAGCCAACAAAGTCTGATTGCTATCGGACGGGGGAGGACAGCGGCCTCCCCCTTTCACACCGATACGGGGAGTGGCGCCGTCGGATTGACGGCGCTCAACCCCCGATTAGGCAAAGGAGGAAAACATGAGAGAACACGAAGAAACGAGGGAATTTTACATGGCGAGATATCCGCGGATCACCGCTCATATCATCGCCGAGTCGTTGGGCTACGCTACGCCATCATGCGCCGCGGCGATCCTCCGCGATGCGGATCGAAGAAAACAAAACTACTGCGAATGGATCGACGCTTGCTATCATGGCCTGGCGCTCGATGCCGTAAAGCAGGCAATTCGAACGAGACATTTTCACAGCGGATTCATGGCCAGCTATAAGCTCGCGCTCGCCTACGTCATGAGAGCAGCAAAGACGGGCAGAGAGCCCGAGCTCGCAAGCTGGTTTTAGGGGGATGCTATGAAAGGTGATCCATACTACATCACCGTTAAATATTCCGGCGAGTGCTCGATCTGCCGGCGGAAAATATATCCGGGCGAGCGGGCGCTCTACTTCCCCCGTAAGCGGGGGCTTCAATGCGAGGTTGACGAAAAATGCCACGAAGCCAATAAGGAAACCATGTCCGCCATCCATGACGAGGACTTCTTCCCGAACAGGAGCTTATGATGCAAGAACAAATCAGCGTCTTTAGGGTGACAAGGCCCGCCATAAAGGGGAAACTGCAAGACCCCCGCGCTACCTATGAGCATTTTAAGGGGCAGGCGGATTGGGACAGAGAGGCGATGATCGTTATCTATCTCAATTCACAAAATCATATTGTCCATCAAGAGCTTCATTCGATCGGCAGTTTAACAAGCTCGGCCATCTATCCCCGCGAGGTCATGAAGCTCGCGCTTTTGAAATCTGCGACTGCGCTCATTCTCATTCATAATCATCCATCGGGGGATACTGAGCCATCCAGAGCAGACAGGGAGATCACCCGCGATCTCTATCGCGTCGGCAAGGTTCTTGACATTTTGATTCACGACCATATTATCATCGGCCAGGGAGTTTATTATTCCTTTTCGGAGCATGGGTTAATGGAGCAAATCCAAAACGAAGCGCTTCAAGCGCCGCTCATCCGCTCGCGCCGAGGCGTGGCGTGACAACCGGCGCCGCTCGGCGGTTGAGGGCGTGGAGGTGACGGCATGGCAGAAAAAATCATCGTGATCGTCGAGGGCGGTGTCGTTCAAAACGTCTTCGACATTCCCCAGGGCGTCGAGGTCGAGGTCCGCGACTATGACACGGATCAACGGGAGGAGGGAGACCGCGACGGAGACATCATCCGCAAGGACAAGGCCGGAGACTTCTACAGAGTGGGGCTATGGCTCCCCGGCTGGAACCTGGAGAAAGTCTAATGGCGAAATTCACAAACGAAAACGGAAAGCTCCTGGTCGATGGCCACGAGGTCATTAAGGGTTGGGAGTCTTACTCCGGCTGGTACTGGTTCGCCACGGAGAAAGTCCAAACTCAAGACAGCGCCATGGGTGACGGCAGCGTTATCCATGGGGATACGATCTGGTATGGTCTGGTCCAGGGATTCGAGGAAGAGTGGGGCGACTTCTCCGAAGGCGAACTCAAGCGCATCAAGTCCGTATGGCCCATCAAGGAAATCGACCTGCCCTATGCAGGGAGAAGGGCATAATGGGAGACCGCTGCCACTACTGCAAGCGCGAGTTCCACGAGCGGGATATTCCTGAGCGCGCTCGCTTCCGCCATGAAACCTATGGGGGAGAGCCGATCTTCCTTTATGTCCTGTTATGCGGCGAGTGCGCGCGAACGCTCAACCATGGAGCCGAGGTGCTCGAGGACGGCGATCCGCTCGAGCTCAACCAGGTCACCTGGCAGCAGGGCCGGCTGTGTGACAGTCCGCCAGCCGCGGCGGTTAAGCCGGAGCAGATGACGCTCGACCAGCAAGGGCAGCTGGATCTCTTCAAGGAGGGAGGATCATGAGTTCAGAACGTAACACAAGGGTTATCGCGATCGACCCGAATGGCCGAAGGAGAACGCGGCTGCTCCATGTCGAAACGCCGCTGGGCATCGTCAACATTTGGGTTGGGCTCACGGACAGCAAGGGCCGGCGCGTGGAGCGCGTCGAGATGCTTCCGAACAATTACTCGGGGGAGCGCAAGGTCGTCGTCTATCGGCATTGTGTCTTCCGCGAACTCAAGGGGAAAGCATGAAGACCTATCGCATCGTCAGAACTTGGCCGAAAGCAGACCCCGTCGATACTCAGCTGATTGCCCATGGTCTATCGAAGGCCGCGGCAATCGCTCATTGTCGAGATCCCAAAACTCACTTGATCGGCAAAGACGGATTCGTCGAGTGGTTCGACGGCTACGAGGAGGAGCGATGAAATTCCTACGCAAAGGAAAATGTCCTCTGAAAGAGCCCGAGGCTCATGCGCTCACGCGACTCGTGGATGCCTGCAAAAACGATTCAAGCGGCGCGAAGGCCAGGTATATCACTTACTGCCTGCTCAATGAGGCGGTCCTCTATACCGACTTAAATAAATTCTCGCTGACGAGCGGCTTCAAGGCGCTCTACGCTCACTTCAATCCGAATGATCCCTGTGCTAAGATGGAGAAGCGGCCATGAGCACACAAGGAAAATGCCCCGTTTGTAAATTCGGTTATCGGTTCGAGTGTCCGGCCCACCTGTATGACGCTTACTGCCCGAACTGTGGGACAAAGCTCGTCCGGACGTCATACCTGTTCAAGGGGCCGTGGATAGATATCACCTACGCCTTTCCCCCTCCGGGAAGGGCAGAAGCCATAAGGAGGCACAATGACAACAAAGAAAAATCCTGATCCCGGTTCGGAGCAAATGGCCATCGACGAGAAAGAGCCCTGGCCCGATAAGGACGCCGTCTTCGCGCCGGCGGCAAAGGACAAGGACGCCGAAAGGCTCACGGGGCTCGTTGTTAAGCAGGCGGAAAAAGAAGGGATCGCCCACGAAGTTTCGCTCCCTGTTCCGGCAGCGCAAACAACGGCGCTCACGCGGCCGCTGCCGACCGTGAAAGAGGCGATGGACCTGGCCAAGTTCCTGCATGACGGCCTGATGTTTAAAAAACACTTCCCGACTCAGGCCGCGGTTGTGACTGCGATCGAGTGGGGCAGGGAAATGGGATTCCAGCCCGTCTACTCGCTCCAGAATTTTCACGTCATTGACGGAAAGCTTGGGATCACCGCCCAGGCGCTTCAAGCCCTGGCCATGATCCATGGCATAAGAATTCACGCCGTCGAGTGGACCGACCAGGTCGTCACCCTGCGCTTCACCCGGCCGGGATTCCCTGAATCGGTCTACACCTATACTCATAACGACGCGAAGCTCGCTCAGCTACTCCACAAGGATAATTGGGTGAAAGAAAAAAAGACGATGCTCTACTACCGGGCCATGTCGAAGGGCCTCCGCGCTTTCCATCCGGACGTCCTCTCCGGAGCCTACACGATCGACGAAATGCAGGACTTCGGGGCAGAGGCGCCGAAGATCACGGACGCCCAAGAGGTCAACCGCGGACCGCAGCCGGCACAGGTCGAGGTCATCGAGTCCAAGCCCTTGGCCGAGACCCCGAAGCCGAAAGCAGAGCAAGCGAAGCCCGAAGTGAAATCGGCGCCGGCCGATATGCAGCCGAAGGCAGCAAAGGAAGAGCCCGACCCCAGACTTCTCAAAGCAGCGAAGCCGACCGAGCTCCAGATCAACGCCGTGTTCGATTACCTGGCCAAGCTCCAGGAGTTCGGCAGGGATCCCGAAACTCTCAAGCGCGAGATCGTCCGCAGAGTCAACAAATTCTTCAAGGCTGATCACAAAGAGTTCGACAGCATCACGAAACAGCAGATGGAGTGGGTGATCGACATTCTAACGAAGACCGTCAAGGCCGAAGAGGATAAGGCCACGGCATCAAACGAGAATCCGCTTTAGGGATCCGTTTTTAAAGGAGTTATCATGGAGAATCGATTAAGGGAAGCAAGGTTCATGGCAAGGATGCCCCAAATCAGGCTTTGGCTGGCGACCGGCGTTCACTATTCGACGATTTCAAGAATTGAGTGCGGCTATATAACACCGACTGAAGATCAAAAAGAAAAAATGGCCAAGGCGCTTAACGTCGAAAAGGACTGGCTCTTTCCCATCCCCAAAAAGGAGTTATCATGATCAAAGAAATCGTTCTCCCCGCTCTTGATGAACTCGTCATGAGCGAAAGGAAAGACATCGACCGCTCGCATAATCATTCATCCGAAGCCGGTTGGGCGCTGACCTGTATGCGGCACTTCGTCAACCTCCGGCTCCGGCCTGAGAAGATGGACGAGAAGTCGATCGAGTCGCTCCGCATTTTCCACGAGGGCCATGTCCAGGAAGAAGCGATCGTCGAGGATCTCCAGAAAGCAAAGCTCGAAGTGATCTCGCTCGATCCAGCTGACCGCATAAAATTCTACTCGAAAGATCTGGACATGGGATGCGAACTCGATACAATGATCAAGATCCGGGACGTCTACTACCCGCTCGAACTCAAGAGCGCGGACCCGAACGTCTTCCGGATCCTGCAGCGTGCCCAGGTCGCGAAGGACCTCCTGGAGTCGAACTTCTGGTGGGTCCGCAATTACCCGGCGCAACTTTGGATCCAAACCCTGATGGCCGACGCTGCCGGCGGCGCCTGGCTGTTCAAGGACAAATCGCGCGGCACTCCGCACATCATCGAAACCTCGCCGAACGAAGGCGGGGCTTACTTGACCGATCTGTTCGCGGCGATCCACCTGGCCAACGAGTTCATCGCGGAGAAGCAGGCTCCGGATGCTCAGCCGATCGACGCCTGCCACTATTGCGCCTTCCGGGCCGACTGCTTCGAAGAGCCGCCGGCCAGGCTGTCCGACGGCGATGTCAAAATCATCGACGACCCCGAAGTCCTGGCGCTGTTCATGAGACATTATGAGCTCAAGCCGTTCGCAGAGAAAGCGAAAGAGGCCGAGAAGGCCGAGAAGGAACTCAAGGATATGTTCAAGGGCGTGAATGTCAGGTGCGGAGACTTCGGAATCGACTGGTCCTCCTACCCTAAAAAAGGTTATGACATTCCCGATGATCTGAAAAAGAAATACGAGAAGACCTCGACCGTATTCATGGGTAAAATAAAGTTCTTCGGAGATAAACTTTGAAACCTGGGGGCCGGGGGCGCCCTCCTTGTGTGCATGATTCTACGTCACCTCCCTTGGCGTATGAGCCTGCCGGCCCCCTCCATTTTTCATGAAAGGATTTAAGAACATGGCACCAAGAAACGACGAAGGACCGCTCGCTCCGATAGAGAAGATCTGCCCATTTTCAATGATGCGCGACGAGGTTCGGCTTTGCTGCAGAGAGAAGTGCGAGCTCTTCATAGAGCGGGGCGGAATGTGCTCTTTCCGAGTTCTTAACCAGCTATCCTATTCGGTTCGGCAGATCCTGGAGAAGATGGGCGGGGGGAGGCCAAGGGAATGAACATGAGCGATAAACATTTAAGCCGAAACCCACAGAAAATTAATGATACCAATTGGTATTATGAGGGAAAGGGCGGCATAGAAGTTATTCATAAAGTTCACTCTCTCGGGGTGTATGTAAAAACGGATCACATATTGATTTCCTGGCAAAAACTTCGCGTCTCACTCCGAAGAAAGGACAAGAGAGCATGACCGATAAGCGGATGATCGTGGTCGACTGTTGCCGGGATTGTCCCTGTGAGGACGATTGCAAGGAATGTCAGGATTCTCTAGATAAAAATATTCCCGCCTCCTGCCCCCTGCCCAAGCTGCCGTCTGTGACTCGGGATCAACTTCGTTTTAGAGCCCATGTAATTGCAACAGATCAAAATCTTGGCGAGATGCACGTTCTATCTCTATTGGAGGACTTAATGAATCAGATCAACGTAGAGGTCCGCGATGGCGACTAACGAAATGAGGGCGTGGCTGGAAGAGAAGATTAATCATATTGAGAAATTTATTAAGGCATATCCGGGCTCGATAGACATTAAAAAGGCAAGGAAAGACATGGAAATGATGCAGGCCATCCTTGCCGAGCTTGAGCCGAAGGTGACGGAGGGGGAAAGGCGGGAGACGCTAAATTATTTTCAAGATATCATGTCTAGTTTTGTCAATTATAAAACGGAATGGAATAGTCCCAAATGCCGGAAAATCCGCGATCTAATCACGGGCAAGGAGGCCGCGATGGAGCCGGACATCACGATAAAGGAAAAGAAAAATTGCCTGATTAATTGGAGAGAGCGGCTCATAGAAATGAATGATGATTCTGATAGCCGAGATTATTGGAGTGAAGAACAATATGGCGATCAATCCATGTTCGACTCCATCCTTGCCGAGCTTGAGCTGAAGATGACGGAATGGACTCCGGATCGCCCATGCCCAAAGGAAGGGGCCGCGCTTGCGGGGCCGAGTGAGGAGGAGGGGAAAGAAATGTTTTCAGCCATTAAAGGATGGTATGGGCATTATGTTACTTGTGAGGATACTTATTCAGACAACATATACTGCAAGAAAATGTTCAACAAGATTGCCCTCATCCTCGGCCACGCCGCCCAGGAAGGGGAGAAAAGTTGATGTATAACGATTGCCCCGATGCAAACTGTCCTCACTATGAGGAGGATGAATATTCGGGTAGTGAAGTGATCCATTGCATTTATTTGGACGATGATAATAAGTGTATCAAAAAAAGTCGCCTGATGGCCGAAGCGGATGTAGGGAAGTGAGACATAGGCCCCTTCCCCCGCCGACTTTGACCTTCACCGAAAACTACGACGAGCTCGTTTCTTCCTGGCAGAGCCCGAAGGTCAGGGATCTTTTCTCCAGGGCCTTTAGCGCACCGATCGAGCATGTCGAGGATCGCCCCGACTGCGTTGTGGTCAAGGCCGAAATCTTCGGCAGTCCCGTTATCGTTCATCTCGTGGCCATCAAGGCTTCGCTCAGCACCGATCGCGTCTACCTTCTGTTCTCGAGCGACGTCGACAAGGCGGCTCCAGGCTGGCAGGACCCGACGTTCCCGGGCCCGGGCTTCGTCCTACTCTATGACATTACGACCGAGAGGGTCAGGTTCTACAATTACAAGCCGCTCCACCTAGCCTTCTACAACAACGTGAGCAAGTGGCTCGAGGCCTACGGCCGCGTTATCGCGGAGATCCGGATGGGCGAGACGGTCATCCGCCGGCTGGCTTTTATCCCGGTCGTCCAAAGGACGTTCACGAAAGAGTTCATGGTCGCTGCCGGCAGGGCGTTCCCGGATCTCAAGACCGCGACGGTCGACGGCGCTGCGCTTATCGATATCGAGGACCTGGAGAGGCCGCTTTAATGAACCCTGAAGTCTATAAGAGATTCATGTTCCGAGCATGGTCGAAAGCTCTCAAAAAAATGCTTACTCCGTATTATATCCCGACTGCTGATCCGCTCACGGACGCAACGCGGATCTTGATCAGAGACCCTACGCAGCTTTCGCTCCCGGCCGGCGAACTTATCATTAATCAATGTACCAGCCTATGCGACGGCAACAAGAGCTGGATCTTCGAGGGCGACATCGTTTCGGTCGAAAGCCATGACGCGCTGATCTTCCATCTTCCGGTCGTCTTCGTCCATGGCTCCTTTGGAGTTCTCCGCGGCCGCGAGTTCATTCCCTTTCTCGAAATCAGAAACAGGCTCAAGGTTGAAACGATCGTCATTATTGGAAATGTGTATGAGAACGCAGAACTTTTGAATATGAGGGATCCGTTCCTTAAGAACATGAAGGGAAGTAAGCCGAATTGAGAAGGCTTCTGGAGAGAACAATATGGCTCCTTATCGTTATTGGGTTGATCGCTTATGGCATCGTGAAGATCGACGAGCGGTGCTCTCGCCGCGAGTCGACCTGGGCGAACCGCACGCCTCCGATTTTTCAAAACATCAAAAGCAAATGAGAGAGTTTCACTATAGGTTCTTCACCCCGACGATGATCCGGTCAGAAAACATCATCCAAAAAAAGCATTGGGCTGAGCGCCATGGATACAGAAAGGCCCTTAGCAAAGAGATCTACTGGCTTACCCTCGAGGCGAAGCGTGAGTTCGATGATCTGAGGGCCGCGGGAGAGATCATCGACCATTGGATGACCAGGGTTATCTACACCGACTTCCGGAGGTCGCTCCTCGACGAGGACAATCTGATGGCCGGCACGAAGCCGTGGACCGACAGCCTGGTTGAGTGCGGATGGGCTCGAGGCGATGGCCCAGACATCTTCAAGGCCAAAGTCGAACAGGTTCTTGTTAAAAAGAAGTCCGACGAAATGACCGGGATTGATATCATCATCTACTAGGAAAAATCGCGTCAGGATGCCCCAGGACGGGCGATCTCCCGGACCTACCTGCGGGTCGTAAACGCCGAGATCGTCGATTCCCCCTGATAGAAACCCCCCAAGGATAGGATTCTACGCTATTTCTTGAGGATTAGGTAGGCGGCAACCGCGACCAGGGCGACATTTCCCCCCAAACTAAAGGTGTTTTTAGTTTTTAATTGCAGAATTTTAATGTCTTTCAATTTCGATTGTTTCTCGACGAGCTCGCGCAACTGCTTCTCGTTGAGCCAGTCTTTCTGGAACGTCAGCTTCGCGGCTCTCTCCAAGGCGATCTGCTCTTTGAGATCAAAGATAATCTTCCCGTCTTCGGCGCGTGCCTTGATGCTGAGGTCAATCTCCGCGACCGCCTTTCTATAGAGCTCGCGGAGGATCTTGTTCTCTTTGTCGAGATCTCCCTGGACAGCCTTAAGTTCTTCTTCGAGTCCTTCACGCTCTTTGCTTGAGGCCTCGGCGGCTTGATCGAGCCGGGCGATTTCTGTATTGGCTGAGTCGATATGGCCCTGGAGCTCAGCGGTCTTCTTATCCCATTCCTTCCGCTGGGCTTCGTGTGTTTTCTCGCCCTCCAGGAGTTGGACTTTGAGGATGATTTTCTCGCCCTCCAGGACCTGGATCTTTGGATCAACGTTCCGGCACGATCGACCGATCAGGAATAACGACGCCAGGACCAGGACCAGGAGCGCCGCCTTGAGCGGCCAGGTCAACCGGGCCCAGACCTTCTGAATCTTTTCTAGGATAACCGCCATATTTAACCTCCTTAACGTCTCCGGTTTTTTTGATCGCATAGGCACCAAGGATAACCGGCCCCATTAAAATCATGAATGATTCGGCCGGGAATCTCGGCAGTATCGTTGATTGAAGAAGGCAACCAAGAAAGACCAGCCCGACAAGTTCCTCGATGAGCTTGAAAGAGTTCGGCCAGAATTTTCTTTTAATCATAGCAGGCGTCGTTCTCTCCCGCCTTTTTCAATCCTTCCCAATAAGCGCAGACGCGCTTGACATAGTCCATGTTTCGAAGGCCCCCATTGACGGTCGGGTTGCCAGAAAATCCGCCGTTGTATCTAGACAAGGCCAAGGCATAGGGCCAGATCTGAAAATGAATGTGATCGGTGCCGGCGTCGATCCCATCGAGCAACTGCCGCAGCAGCTTGGCGCCCAGCTCCACATTGATTACTGGATTGTAAAGATCGGCAGCCGCTCCGCGGAACCCCATCTGCCAGGCGGTCGTGAACATGAGCTGCATGAGGCCATAGCTCGCACTCACGATCTTGGGATCCTGGTCCTTCCACTCTACCGTTTTCTTAAGAACGTTTTCAAAGAACAGCGGCTCAAACCTGTAGGCATAGACGTTGAGCGAGCTCTCTGTCTTGGCCACGGCCTTGAGCAGCAGCTTGTGGATCCTGTATTTCTTCGAGTTGATACAGAAGATCTTGTCAAGGTCCACGCCTTGGTTACCGTCCGGCATCTTCTCCTCCTAAGAAATATTTTTGAAGTTCGTTTATCTCTTCAAGCTTTTTCGCGATCTTCGCGATGCGCTGATTGAAGCCCTCGATCTTCTCGGCGATCTCCCATTTCGGAGCCTTCGAGCTCTTAAATCCCCAGGACGATAACTTGCGTCGCTCCTCCTCGATTTGCTTCTGCGCGGACCTGGCTGCCATGCCGAGGATCCTCTGGGGATCGACGACATACGATCTCATCCCGGTGAAGAAGGCGCGGAGCTCTTCGGGCAGCTTCGTCCCGCTTACGCCCTCACCCCAATAAGCGTCGATAAGGCGCTTGATCTGGTTGGTCGTCAGGATCCCGGCGCGGGGCTCGAACTTGCCCGTTTTAATGAGCTGCCGGAGCGTGCCTGAGCTCGGGATCGGAAGGGACGCCGGAAGGAAGATCCTCTGCAGCATATAGCCGGCGCGCTTCAGGAGATTGGGATCCATTTGCTGCAGCGTCACGGGGTCGATCCCCTTGAACATGGACCAGAGATCAAAGAGCGGAGACTCGGCGACGTTCAGGACTTTGAGTGCAGCCGATACATCGCCCTTCTTCATCGCCTTTATGAGCTCTGCGAGTTCGCCGGTCGGCCAGATGTTCGAGAGGTCGATCTGCCGGACCCGGCCCTGGTCGTCTTTCCAGTAGACGAAGATCCCTTGGCGCAGGAAGTCGGGGTAGAATTTTTCGATCTTGGCCATCTTCTCCTGGTCGATCTCGTAGTAACGCTCGACGGCCTCTTTGATCAAAAATGGCGTGGATACGGCAGCCATGACCCGCCACAGTCGGCGCATCCCGTCCCAGAACATACCGCTGTTCTTCATTCTTTCGTAGCCGGCCTCGGCTTCCGGGCTCGGCACGTTGCCGAACGGACCGCCCCTGCGGCCCGACCTGTATTTCGGTTCTCCGTAGCCGGCGCCGGCGCGGACCTGATTAATCCCTTCGACAACCTGGTTGGCCAGGATCTTGCCGACGTTCCACTTGAACGAAACGAACGGCCCGAGGACCGGCCACTTGCGGAGCCAATCGACGGCAGCCGGAAGCTTCCGGTAGTTCGTCATGCTCCGGTTGACCTCGTCCACGCCCTCGGCCGGGGTCATATTGAAATGCTCGACGTCTTTGTAATAGGCCGCGATCCTGTAGAGCGCGTCCTCGAAGTTGTAGGCGCCGCCGAGCTTGGCCAAAGTCCAGCGCGGGACCCTCGCGAGATAGTCCCACCACTCCTCCGGGTCGAGCCTCATGAGCCGCTCATAGATCTTCGGGACCTCGGCACCGTAGTATTGAGTTTCCGTGACGCCGCGGCGGACAAGTTCATTCCAGGCATCGGCGCCCTTCTCCGGCCCCAGGATCCTGTTCCGATTGAAGAAGACGTCTGCGGCCTTCAGGTAATAGCGCCAGTTCGTCGGGTTGAGAATGAGGTTCCTATTGAGCATTGAGAACATGACGTTTCCAAAAAAGTTTCTGGCATGGGTCGGAACCGAGAAGACCGTCTTGCTCAGCTTGAACGGGTTGATGATGAGTTGTTCGATAAACCTCGACGTCGCGTCGACCATGGGGGTGAGCTCGTATTTCAGGAACTCATAAAGAGCCGGGTGGATGTAGGCGCCGCGCATCTTGCCCCACTTGAGATTGTCGTCGAGCGTGTAATTTTTCCAGGAAGGCACGAGCGTCCTGCTCCAGAGCTTGCCCTCGTAGCCGGCATAAACCTGATTGAGAAATTTCGCATTGTAGACCATAGAGGCCATGTCGACGGTCGTCCTGATGTAAAGATAGACCGGATCCTCGATCTCGCCCAGGAAATCTCTCCAGGCCTGCGACAGTTCCTTTCGCTTGATGAAGTGCTGGGTCGGGATGGACTTCCGGCGCGATCCCTGGAACTGATACTGAAACGGTTTACCGCGGATGATCGAGTCGAGATATTCCTCCAGGTCTTTATTCGAGAGTCCCCCGAAGATCCTCGGGTGGTCGCGGAGGAGTTGCTGCTTGAAGGCTTCGCGGGCCTCGGGCGTAGGATGATAGTAACGCCTGAGCCACTTCCGCCGGGCATACTTCAGATTGTATTCGTGAAGCTTATAGAATTTTCCGAGATAGTGCCCGAGGTTTCGTCCGATCGAGTTAATAAGCGCTCGCTCGGCTGGCGTCTTGGGAACGACGTTGGCGATGATCTGCTGAGAGAGAAGATCCAGCTGACCGCGCATCCTTCGAAGGAGGTCCTTGATCTTTTCCGGTAGATAGCCGAAGTTGGGATCCTCCTCTCCCGTGAGGACGTCGAGGACATAGGCCCGGACGCGCGGGTTGTTATTGTTCTCCTTGGCGATCCATCGATTGAGCTCGCGCGCCTCGACCGTGGCCATGAACTTGTGGGCGACGAACTCATTCACCCGCTGGTCGGCCGCGTGCTCGATTTCCTTCGGCAGGCCGCGGCCCGTAAAGAACAGGCGCTTGAAATTTTCCCAGAGTTCCATGGCCTCGATCTTGCTCGTCGGCCCCGGGATCCCGGCGTAGTAGTGAAGGAGCGGCTGGGCGCGTTTATCGAGCATCCGGTTGATCTGGATCTTCGTTTCGAGGTAGCGCCGGTAGGCTGCGCTCCCGGCGATCTGGCCGCTCGCGCGCATGGCATCGAGCCGCCGGCTCACGGTCATGTAGGACGTCCGGAGCTTCTCGGCGATCTCGCGTAAAGAGAGCCCGTTGATATAGGTGTCCTTGAGGATCTCGAAGTCGCGATCGTTCTCCTGGGCGATGTATCGAAAGTCGTCGAGCGTCTTTTCCAGGGCCAGCTGATTTGCCTTTTCGATGGATTCCATGTGGAGCCCTTCTTCCGGCCCGGGCATGGTGCCTTGGAAGACGGGCTCTGCGCGCTCCAATGGCTCTTCACCCCTTTCTTTCTCGCGCTCAGCGGGTGCGGGCATCTGTTCGGGCTCCCTGGGTATGTAGCCGGTTATCTTACCTTCTTTATCGTAAGTCTTGGCCATCCGCCGTAGCCCGCGCTTACTCAGGAGGACCCGCGCGTAGTTCTCCATCTTTGCGACATCCTTGCCCTGGAAAGCGTTGACCAGATCTAGGAAACGGTCTTGGTAATAATCAGAATTGGAGAGGTTGACAAACTGGCCCTTCATGCCGTCGAGGGTCCTGACGACGTAGTTCATGAGTTCTTCGTCCGGCAGGAACAACGGCGGTCCCGGCGGCTCCTCGGAAATCTCCACCATGCGCTCTGAACTATCTTTGATAATTTTAGATAAGCCTTCGATCTTGGCTTGCTCGGCTTCCTCGGCCTTGACCCTCGCTCTCACCGCATCCCAATCGGTAGTAAGCCTACCGGGCCCGGCTGGAGGCGGCTGATTGAAAAGATCGAACTGCGCGTCGTCGAACTCCCGCATCTCCTCTTTCGTTGGGATCTTTGGCAGCTCCTCCTCGATCTCGATCGGCTTGAACGGACCCTTTGCCGTGATCTCCGAGCGCTGGACCTTTTCCGTCCTTGCCTCGGCCTCGGCTTTTTCTATAACGCCTGGTTCGGCCTCATACGTCATCCCGACACCGAGCGGCGGCGTCATCTTGTCTAAGGTTTCTTTAGATATTTTAGCCAACTCTTTTGTTTTAGCCTGGAGTCTAGAAATTTCTGCTTCCGTGATAGGCTTCGCCTCCTCCTCGCCGAAGGGAAGGGCGCGCTGGTGCTTCTTGACCCTAGCCTCCCACTCTTTGTATGTCTCGCCGTCAATCGGGCGCTTGCTGTCTTCGATTCTTCTAAGGGCCTGGTATTCGTCGGGCAGGGGCTCTTCGGTCTCGACCGGCGGCCGGCCGCGTGCAAGCTTCCTATTCTCGAGCTCCGTATAAAGATCTCGAGCGTCACCGAATTTGCTCTCGTGAATGAGGCCCTCGGCCTTGGCCTGGGTGTAGATGTCCTCGGCCGAGGATCCACCTTTTCTGACAAGGCCCGGCGGAAGGTTAAGGTCCCTGAACTCAGCCATGCCAAAGGCTCCGCCCGGTCTTATTCCGCCGACCGACTTAATGAAGCCGTAGAGATCGTCCTGCCAGACGGAGACCCGGGGCTTGATCTTGGCCGGCGGTTTCGGCTGCTTGTCTAGGATCATGAAGTTCGATCGGATCCGGCCGAAGAGGTTGGCCTTCGCGTTCGCAGTTTCATCGGTGGGATCCGGGCGGACCGGTCTGATCCTTTTGCCGTATGTCCGCTGGAGCCGCTTGCCGACGGCCAGGACGTTCTTCTTCTCCGGACCGGAGATCTCGAGCGTCCGGTGGCCGGTGCGATCAACTTTTATCGTCTTGACCGTGACCCCGGGCTCGGCCTCGAGCGACCCCATGATGTCCGCGTCTCTGGTGCCGTGGATTTTAGTGTAGATCTTCCAGGGCCCGGTCGGCTTCCCACCGATCGGTGGCGGAGTTGGCCCCTTGAAGATCTCCGCTGATGGTTTATAATCTGCGCGGAATTTGAAGGCATAATTATTGCCCAGGCGATCAACGGTAGGCACATACGCCGTCTTATCTTTTTCCCAAAGGGCCTTTAATTCAGCCGCAACGTCTTCGATAGTTAGGCCGGTTTCCTTCGCGATTTTTTGATATGAAACATACGGAATAACATCGGGCCTCAATCTTATCCAGGCATCATAAATCTGCGTCAACCTTCCCGGCTTTGAATTTGGGATTATTTTTTTCCAGCCTATCGCTTTAACCGTGACAATCTTCCCGCCCATGGAAAACTTACTATCAAAAACGGCTCCCGGTGGTTGAACCGGCTCCGGTTGAGCCTCGGGAATGGGTTTCGCAGGAGGAATCGGCTCGCGTTCCGGAGCCGGAGGTATTTCTTTAGGGGCCCCCTTGGCCGTTGGCGGCGGTGCAGGTTCGCTTGGGGGCGCCGGCTTAACGCCTTTTCCCGCGGGCAGCGCAGCCTTGGGGGCCCCTGGTCTTAGCGGCCTGAAAAGATTCTCGACCATCGCCGGATCGACCATCGCGTTATAGGCGAATAATTCATGAAAGCCGAAGTCTCCAAGTTCACCAGCAATGCCGAGCCTGTCATAGATCGTGTGAATGTATGAGAGCATAATCGCCTGTCGATCGCGAGCGCTGACCGGCCCAGGTTGAAGACCCCTCAGCTCCCTCCATCGTTTAAAGAAACTCCACTTCGCCGGTCCGAGCGGATCCGCCATCCTGACGCTCATGGCCTTAACGATCATGTCGTGTAAGAACCACTGTTGCGTCGTCGGGTCCGGGACGTTTCGAGATATGTCCAGCATCGAACTATAAATCATGTCGGCGAAATAATCAGGATGATCGAGCGGCAGTTGTTTTGTGTAGGATTTTTCGAGATGTTCGATATAGGGTAGGGAGAGGGTTGCAATCTGCTTTTTGTAAAACTCGACCTGCTCCGGATTCTTTGACCCTATCTCTGCGAACGCCGTATGAAGGATCTCGTGAGAGAGTATCCCTTCCGGGATCTTCCCGCCGTAAAACTCCTGGAGCTTCAGGGGATTTACATAGATATCTTTTTTATCCCATGTGAAAGCATCGGCGTAATCGATAACGTACTTTGGAAATGGACCTTCCGCCGTCGGGAGATCCGTAAGGTAGGTCCAGACCTTAAGTTTTACTTTTCCTGAATCGAGCTGATCTAAGAACCAGTTTTTTGCGGGTTCGGGGAGGCGGTTAAATTCTGCCTGGATGTAGAGGGCTGCGTTTTCAACCGACTTGTGATAAATCGGGCTTTGCTTGTAGCCGGAGGCGTTGCGAACAGTTCCGAGACTTCCTTCGAGATGGGTCCCGAACCTAGCATCGAGGGGTTGTCCTGGCCCAATAGCACGAGGTATAGCTCGCTCTCCGGGTCCGGCTCCAGGCCGCGGCTCCGGAGGTATTCCTCTACCTTTTGTGGTGTCATATTTAACTCCTTCTTCCGGCCACTCGATCGGTGGCGCTGCCGGCTCTCTTGCCGGGGGAACGACCTCATACTCCCAACCGCCGTCGGGCGTGGGCGTCACCTTGACTTTCGGAGGAGCGAGTTGCTTCCCCGCGGGAACCGGAGAGGCGCCTGGCTGCGTCGGCGGTGGAGGCGTTGGTCCGGGAGGCGTCGGGATCGCTCCCGGCGGAGGCCCAGCTCCGGTCCAGGGCGCCTCTCCAACGGGATGGCGGATCGCTTCTTTCTCGTAACCCTTGGCTGCCCATTGTGCCTTTAGATCAGCGGGAACCTTGGTCTGCGTCATTGGCCGGAAGAAATCTCCCCCCTCCGGCTTCCTGGGCAAGACGGGCTCCTTGACGTATCCTTCCCTCACGGCGTTCTTCCAACCGTCGTTAGTGCCCTTCGAAAGGGTATCCATGACGTCGAGTTCTTCGGGAGTAAAATTCAATTTGTAGTTTGGGTCACCGCGTTTCATCCCGGCCGTCATCCCGTTTCTCTGCTTCATCGCGAGTTTATACATTTGCTCCGGAGTGAACCTGACGGCCTCCTCACCCAAGAAGGCCTTGTTCCACCTATAGACCTGCAGGAGTTGGCTGCCGGTCATCATGCCCAAATCGGCGATCGCCCAAAATTTCGCGGCGCCGGGGATCTGGGCGAATCTATTCCAGAGCGTATCATCCTCGGGTTTCTGAGCGAGGCCGAAGAGCGTGCTGCCTACGGCGATCCTGATCGCAGATTGAAGGATCGGGATGCTCGTCGCGGCCGCCGCAGCAGCGCCGCTGGTGATCGCTATGGCGGCTACCGGGATCGCTCCTCCAAGAAAAGCGCCGCCCTGCTGAACGATCTGGAGAGCTTTTTCGGGAACGTATCCAGCCTTTTTTTGCCAAGCTTGATTGAGTTCGCCGCGAATGTCTCGGCCGGTTAGCTTGCTCAAAACATTGATCCCGTTGACGTTGCCCAGGGTCAGGCCGGTCACAACGCCTTGGCCGGCTTCCATCTTCATTAGATCCATGAATCCGGTCGGGTCATTGATCGCTACTTTCGCGAGGTCTTTAAGGTTCCTCGTGAGGCTAGTGCGCTGCTCATAAGAGACATAGTCTTTCGGAGCGAACTCTCGCATGGCGGGCTTCTCGGGCCCAAGGAACGCGGCCTTCTCCTGTGGCGTTACCGCTCTCATTGTGGGTTGTCGAGAGGGGAGCATCTCCGGAGCCGCTCCTGGAGGCAGGCGCTCCGGAAGTTCGTTCATGGGCTTATAGCCCTTGCCTCGTAGCCAGCTATCGAACTCTCCAAGCCGCTCGGGTTCAACCTGCGGCACGACGATCGGCTTCAACCCTTTCGCCTGGAGGAAAGAATCAAATTCTTCCATGCCCGGCTTGGATTGATAGGTAGATTGCCCGGTGATCGTGTCGACCCCGCCGACAAATCTGTTCGGGTGATCCGGGGCCTTGAATTCGCTCGGCCAATGATACTTAGTATCTTTCGGATCGAACTCCGGCTCGACGCCAGCCTTGAAGGCGGCGCGGTAATCGTATTTATGAAGAGGGTTGTCAGGATTCGGATCGATCTCCGCTATCTTGGCCCATGATTTATACCACTCCTGGAATTTTGTTTCCTCCGGATCCGTGGCGCCCCGGCCGCCGATCGACGGCGGAGCTCCGGCGGATTTATCAATGGGGGTTAAGCCCTTCCCTTGAAGGAAGTCATCATAGGCCCGGAGATCAACGCTCATTTTATCGGTGCGGCAGCCGCGGGTGTCCTGGATCGCTGTATGGCCCTGGCCTTATCTTTGAGAAACTCCTTGTAAAGCTGTCTGGCGGTTGCCTCGGAAACGAAAAAACCATTGAAATTATAGTTCGTCATCGCATTTCGAACGAACTCGAGTTCCTGCGCGTCCGTGATCCGTTTCTCGAGATCCTTCTGTTCACTCGGCCAACGGCCGGTTTCGGGGCTCGGCAGACCGCCTTCCTTTTTGACTTGAGCTACGTTGACGATTTTATTGATGAAGGCCTGCTCCTCGCCGGTCGGTAGGTATCCCCGGCCGTTCTTCATCGGAGAGGCGATCTTTGTTTGAAGCTGAGTGAGCCCCTCGAGCGCTTTCCCCAGGTCTTCGGGAGACATCGGGTTAAATGATTTCTGGCTGAAAAATGCAGAGATAGCACTCAGCGAGCCGCCCGAACTGGTCACTCCCTGAGACTGGAGTCCGCTGATTTTATCGCCGACGATATCGAGCCAGATTTTCTGATCTTTTCGGAACTCCTCGGTGCCCTTGCCGGCGATCTTCTCGCCGAGCTCTTCTCTCCGGATCTGCTGGCCGGCCCCTTCGACGCTGGCGGCACGCATAGATCTTCGCTCCATGCCTCCCTCCTGCAGGAAGTTCGTCATGGCCGTTTCGCTTGTCCTGGCGGCCTGGGTCAATTCTTCCTCGGTAGCGCGTTCGCCGAACTGAGATAGGTAGGCTTGGCGGCCAAGGTTGCCGGCCTCTACGATAGAATCGTCGTCGTATTTCTTCGCCGCAACCAGGTCTCCCTTTGTCTTGGCGAGTTCGGCCTGAGCTCTCATCCTGGCGATCGTCGGCATCCTCAAGAGTTCGCCTTGCAGTTGTTCGTTGATCTGGGCCATCCTGTTCGTATGCTCCGTCTTTTCGAGCGCTTGGCTGGCCCTTTCCTGCGCGGTCTGATATTCCATGCGACCCCGTTGTTCCTCTCCCACCTCCGCCATCCGGCCGCGTTGTGCCTCGCCGAGATAGGTCATTCGGCCTTCTTGCTCCTGCTCGTAGAGTTTCTGCCTCATCATGTATTCGGCGAGGGCCTGGAGAGATTTGTTGAGAGACTTGCGATCAAACTTTAGCTGCATGGATTACCTCAGCCCCAGCATCAGCGACAGAAGATCTCCGAGTTTGGTGAGATCAATCCCCGCGCCGCCACCAGCTGTGGGCGCGCCTGGATAGGAAGGCCCTTCGGGTCCTCCGACACCAGGCACTCCACCGGGTCCGGGTTGAGGTATATATCGGCCTCGCCCGGGAGGCGTGAACCCGGGGATTGAATACGAGCCGGGCCAAAGATCCTCGGCCATGGACGCCTCCCCGGTTGCTCTGCTATCGGCGCCGGCCGTCGCCGAGGCCGCGGAATTTGCAAGGCCAGGGGTTTTATTCCCGCCCATCATCAGCAGCATCATTAAAAGGCTACCGATATCGAGACCCTCTTCCGGAAGTGTTTCCAACGTTTCTGTCGTTGTGGTTCTCGGCTTTCCGGCCATGGCCATCTGGGCAAGAATGTTCTGACCTGCGCTTTCGGGTTGCCCCGTCCTTCGGACGATACCGGCGGCGCGTTCGCCTTCGGTGCGAAATGGGTTTTGACCTTGCGTCCGCAGGTCACGAGGAGAAGGCTCTTCGCCACCTCCGCCCAGCATCTTTAGGATCTGCGGCCCGAGCGTCACCAAGAGCATGATGGCCGTCATTGGATCAACGCCTGCTCCAGATTTTCCCTGCCCTAACGGGAGATTTTTCCAATCCGGTTGAGTTAATCTGGTAAGGTCTGGCATCTTGTCCTCCTATCCCTTCCAGGATGAAAGTAGTGATTTCAGATATTCGAGCCAGAGCGCCTGAGCCGTCAGGCCCTCGCCGCGCCGGCCGGCGTTGATCGCCTCGCGAGTCTGGTGGTAACCCATGCCGGTCCCGAAAAGCTTGTCGGCCAAAGTTGTCCAAAGCTCCGTATCCTTGCGCTTCTGGGCCTCGTTCTGGAATTGGATCTCCCTGGACAGGTTGCTGATACCGGCCTCGGTCTCGGACGGAAGGACCCTCAGCGCATTGATTCCGGCGCCTGTTCCAAGGAGCCCTTCGGCCCCGAGGTCAGCCTGCATAGCCTGGCGCTTATTGACTTCACCGGACCTGGCCAGGTCAATCCCCTGGCCCATCATCATCTTCATGATCGCTTCGCCGTAGCCGGGTTTCTTGTTCAGGAGTTCGCGACCGCGGCCCATGAGCTGACCGTAGTAATCCGACATTTCCGTCGGCCAGTTGAATTCTCCGAGTTTCTCTTTACCGCTTTCGTCGCCGACCTCGGCATCATACTTGTCGCACTCGCAGCGGTAGTCGGCGCCGGATCCCGTGGCCGTGTAGCCGGCCTGGCAAGCCTCTCCCTCATTTGGAAAATAGGCCGCGGAGCAGGGGCAGCCTTCCCAATCGCGGCCGTTGGGGTAGCCTCCGCTCGTCACCTTGCCCTTTCCGCATCCGCCGCCCTTGCCATCCTTGCCATCCTTGCCGACAATAACGCCGCCCCCGGCGCACCCTGTTATGCAGGTCGTCCACTCCGGAGTTCCGGGGCTAAGGCCCTTGGCCGCGCATCCTTCGGCGCATTTTTTGGCCTTGTCCGGATCAGGGACGCGGCCCTTTGGTTCGCCGCCCTTGGACTTAGCCATCCTGGAGCGACGCTCGGCATCCGATTGGCTTAGCTGTCCCTTGGTGATCTTTTTTAGATCTCCACCATAAAAGCCCATGGGTCACCTCCGCTCTGCGCCGCCCGAACGGCGTTTGAGCGCCGGCGGTGGATTGTAGGGGACGTCATACTTGTCATAGCTGCTCGCGGCCTTCGGGGCTGTCGTGGCCTTCGGTTCGTTCTTCCTTCTGATCTTCCCGGCCGTCTGGGATTGACCTTGAACACCCTGGAGGAGAAGCGGCATCTGGCTCGAAAGCGCTTTGAGAATATCGGACGTGAACGGGGATCCCCATCCGCCGCCGGACGGGAAGCCGGCTCCGGAATAAGAATCGAGCATCCTGGTCAGGTTGTCCATGGTGAACATGTCGGCCATCCCAAGCATCGGACTTTGATATCCCGATGGCATAGCCGTCTGTTTCTGCTCTACGAGCCTCTGGTTCTCCCTCAGCGTGCGCGGATCTTGCTCCTCGTCGCCGCCGGAAAGAGCCTTCAAGAGATATGGCGCAATCTGCATGATGATCATCATCGTCATGGGGTCCATGGTTTCCTCCTCAGTCTTTGGAGACGATCTCGAAGATCTTGTCGTCCAAAGATTTTATTTCGCCTTTCATTTCAAGATTTATTGTCGTTTGGGCATCCAGGTGGAGCGCGCACTTTTCGTGCCATGCTCTTATTCCCTCGGCGATTACGGCGTAATTCTTATCGAGCGTAGAAGAAGAGGCCTTGAGGGCATTAATGTCCGTCTGGATCGCCCTCAAAATACCGTTAACCTCTTTTCCGTTCCCAGGACTTTTCTTCTCTTTCCTGCTTTTCATGACCTCTCTCCATACAAGGCCAATTATACCAGCCAAGGGAAGCGCGTCAACCGTAATCTGTAATATCGGAAGAGCCATTTTAACTCCTAATGTGTAACGCAAACGGGATCAGGATCGCTGCCCGTACGATAAAATGCGCCCGCCGTGAGCCCGCCCGCTACCGCCGCCGCGTTATTGGCATAGACGGGCAATCCCACGACGTGAAGAACGCTTTTGGGGTTCGTCGTCCCGATGCCGACGTTGCCGCCTGCCTGAATTCTAACTTTTTCACTATAAACTGGTGGTTCCGCATGCGAGTAAAATCCGAGAGAAAGGAATCCTGTGTTTGAAGGACCAGCGCTACCAAACCAAGTACTTTCATACTCTCCGCCATAAATATCAACTCCCAGACCTTGATAAATATTTGTGGAATAATAGGTAAGGAGTTTTTTTCCTACTGTTGAACTTAAATCAAGTTTCGCCCCCGGACTCGTCGTCCCGATGCCGACGTTGCCGCCCTTAAAATATATCCCGGTCGTGCTGCTCGGCCCAATCCAGGATTCGGCGGGGGTATAAATGGCGGCTAAGTCCGTAATATGGATATGGGCGAAAGTCGGGCCACTTGCCGTCGTCAACTCCGGGATGGCCGCCTGATTCAATGTTGCCCATGCGGGAATCACGCCCACACCGCCGGAGGCCAGGTATGAGCCGACCGCGACATCCGCCAGCCCCGCAAGGGTAGTCGTTCCCGTCGCGTGAACAATGTCGCCCACTACGAAGACCGATTTTCCCGTCCCGCCGTCGGCCACGGGGACGTCGGTTCCGCCTGCCCGATAGACATAGCCCGATCCTATCGTGACTGCCGTTGGAAGGTCGGTTCCCCACACGGGGACCGCTCCCGCACCGCCCCCGACAAGGATTTGAAGGACTGTTCCCACGGCCAAAGAGCCAAGGGTATTCGCCGCCGTAGCAACGGCAAGCCCGCCGACAGGAAGGGCGTTCAACGTCAACGATTCGGTCAGCGTCAAGGCCTTCCCCGCCGTAAAGACTAAGCCGTGAACGCCCGTGATTAAGGCGGCATGATCAGAAACGTGAGTCGACGCTTCCGTGTGACCCGTTCCGGCGGGATCATAAACTCCGCTATGATCATGGCCCGACGCCGCCGCGCCGACATCGCTATAGGTCAATCCGTGAGCGGCCCAAGCAGGATAGCCCGAAGCCATCTTCAAGAAATTCCCGTCCGTCCCTTTAGCCAACCTTGCCCATTTAGGAGTCGCGTTCCCATAGATCAAATCTCCGGCCAGAACAGAGTCGGCAACTGTATCCGAATGAGTCGCGGAAAGGAGGGCGTGTGAGCCTATGCCCGCGGCAATCGTGACGCTCCCGACTCCATGCGTGATGGTGATGTTCGCGCCGGCGATTAGTTGTTTATATTCGAGTCCGTCTGCGTCGGCATCTACCCCAAAAACATAGTTTGCGGCTCCCGTCATTGAAGGGAGATGAAAATTATCCCAAAGATCGGCGTTGAGGTTCGCGCAGAGAGTCGTGCTGGTGACATCGATCGGTTTCGTCCCGACCGCCAGGCTTGAGATGAACTGGTTGTTGGTCTTAATTTTTCCGTTAGCCTCAATTCGCTCTGTTGGATTAAGGGTGCCTACGCCCATATAACCAAGCGAACTTATCCTAACCCAAGGTTTTGTAATTCCCTGATAGGTAGTAGAAAAACTGAGATTGGAATTAAAGACGTTTGCTGTATATATGGCCCCCGGGCCGACGAGGACGCCGACGCCGTGTTTAACATATCCGTCATCACCCCAATAGTTGGTCACGAAAAAATAGGGTTCGACTAAGATGATCCCCCACATTGTCGCAGATAAAACAGACGATGTTTCTACGAGCACTAAAGATCTCGTATATTTTTCTATCTGGCCGGAATCACCGGCAAAATAAATATACGGATCGACATAACAACATGCCAAGGTTCCGGTGGCATCGGCAACCTGAGCGACATAAGATAAATCTGATAATTGATGCTTCTTGATCCTATTATTAAGTGCATCGATTACATAAAGATAAGTCCCGTCGGAGCAAAGGCCGACTGGGTGGTCGAACTGCGCATCTCCCGATCCGAGAGACCCATAAGTTGCAATGAAGGTTCCGTCGACATTGTGTTTCTTGATCCGATGGTTATAATTATCCGTGATATATAAGGTCGAACCGACTATACAAATTCCGGTATGTCCATAGAAGTTATTGTTGCCTGATCCATACGTTCCGAATGATTTAAAAAAACTCAAGTCAGAACACCTGTGGACCTTGACCCTCCAGTTATGGGTATCGCAAATATAAAGATAGAACCCATCCGTGGCGATTCCGTAAGGATTCTTAAAATTTAAATCGCCGGTTCCCGATGTTCCAACCGTTGCTACAACTGAGTAGTCCGATAGACTTCGTTTTATAATCCGATGATTTAGAGTGTCGCTAATATAAAGATAAGAACCATCCGAACAAATCCCATAAGGGTCGGCAAATTCTGCCGACCCGGTCCCATAATGACCGAACCTAGAAACTTCTGTATATAACGTATAGGAAGTTGTTGCCCAGTTCGTTTCGATCCCGGCCGTTATCCGAGCCATGACTCGCGAAGATTTGGCCGTCGTGTCTTCGTGGTAGCCATACCAAACGATCGAACTCGCGGTCCCGATGATGTTCGTCCCGGCCGCCGAATTGACAAGTTCCAGAATATCCAGGTTGAAGCCGAGCGTCCCCGGCTTTTGGATCGTAACCCGGCCCTCCCCCGGCGAGGTGGAGATGCCCATGAGGACATCGCCCGCGTCGTAATAAATGTCCGATCCGATTTTCTTCCAGTAGCAGGAACCCTTGTCGATGATAGTCGTGATCTTTTCAATTGTCGTCGTTTCGATCCCGGCCTTCTCCTCGAAGTCGTCCGCTCCCGGTTCGAGCGTGCAATAATTAAAACTCGCGTCCGCCCACGGGTTGCAGGACTTTCCGTCCAGCATCCCCTGATCGGGTTCGAGGAAAGTGAAAATCTGTTTTATATCGGGCATTAATCCGGCGTTATTTTGTTCTTTCTCACGAGGTCCTGGAAGAAAACCTTGCAGGAGTTTATTTTCAATGCCGCCCCGACGTTCTGGGCATTTGCGAATTTCCATGAGAGATATTTAAAGTTCACCTTCATGGACTTCTCGTCTGAGATCGGCTTCCTCAGAATGTCTGCAGAGCTCGGCGTCGCCCCGGTGTGGGTGGTCGTCCGGACCGAGGCGGCCTGAAAGTCCGCATAAAAATCAGACGTCAGCGTGATCCCGGTCGGCGCCTCAAATTCGAGCTCGAAGTGGTCGGCCATATTCTTGATCGGAAGTTTGATCCAGGGGATCCTTGCGTAGGCGGCGATGTTCGTCGTCCCGTCCTGGGTCCCGGTGTCGCAGGTGTAGATGTAGCCAACGCGCGTTCCCATGTAGATTTTGAGTTCTCCGGCCGAATCACAAGCCTCGACGAGGCAGGACGGGACCTGGTGAAACTGGAAATAGTAGAAACATTGGCCCTTCTGATAATTCACGACGAACGTCAAGGCCGATGCGCTCAGCAACCGATCCGGAGTCGAAAGCCACATCTCGTTGTAGGCCCGGTTGTGGACCGCGCAGATCAGGTCCGGCTTGGATTTGTCGATCGTCTTTATCGTCGGATCCACGGGCAGAGAAAAAAGGTTCGCGAATCCCTCGCACCCGTTGAAGACTTCCCATCCCCGGTAGGACAAGAACATCAAGAGCCCGTAGGCCTCGTGGAGCGACCAGGGCGCGATGCAGCCGAAATCTTTGCAGGTTAGATACCGACCGTATACCCCACCCGCCTTCTTGCGAATGTAAAAAATGCTTTTCCTCTTGAAGACGTAGAGATATTCTTTGTAAGGAATAATCCCCGTGATCTTGTCGTTCTGATCGCCGACCCTGAAGCTAACGAAGCGGGAACCGAGGTCGAAGGCTTCGGGGAAATTAATGTCCGAGTAATAGACGATGTTCTCGTCCGCGTCCGCGATCCAGAGCCTGTCGTCCCACCATTGTGCGAATTTCTCAACCGGGGGAATATCCCAATCCTCTCGCATCGCGAGTCCGAGCGCACCGTCGGGCACATTGTCTTTCCAGGTCGTCTGGGCGTTTGGGATCTGCGCGGCCAGATAATAGAGGGCGCCGTTGGTCGTCGTTCGGTAGATGTCTTTCAAGGTGACCTGGCTGTCCCCGGAGACCGGAAGGCTGGACAGCGTCACGCATTGATGGACGGCTACGGCCGCCATCGCCCGGCAAGTGAAGGTCCAGGTGTTCGTGGCGGTATGACCCGTCACCGCGGCCCAATTCAGTTCGATGCCATAATTGAGATAATTTACCGCGGCCATGCTGATGAGCGTCGAGTTCCAGGTGACGCCGCCGTCCTCCGACCACTTGAAGGTGTTCGTCCCCGCTCCGCCCGTGTCGCAATAGACGACGATCGTCCGGTCTACGTCGCCGGCGTAGGTCCCGGTGATAGTGAGGTCGTTAAGCCCAGGGGCTGTACTGAAAGTGATTGTTCCAATAAGCGATTTAATCGGGTTGCTGTAGCCGCCGTAGTTTCCGCCGCGCTCATAGGCGATCGCATATCGGTATTTGCCCATGAGGTTGCCGCCGGCCGGCGTCCCCATCTTGATATAGTCGATGTAGACATCGGTCGCGACGGTATTTCCGTAGGCGGCCAGGATCACCTTGCCGGTGCTCCCGACGTTCGCCTGGGAGACGATAAACTCTCCGATCGTCCAATCGTTCTTGAAGATGGCGACATACTCTTCGCCGACTTCATTCGTGTTGAAGTAAAACCGGAAAGTCATCCACGCATCCTGGTCGATGGTGATCCCGCAGGCGACCCACCATTGACCGCTATAAACATACATATCGTTTTTGTCGATCCGAACCTGAGCCAGGACGCGGCCGTTGTAAATATCGAACTGGAAGTAATTGGTGTCCTGGTAGATCCCGATCGTGTTGATCCAGATGTGCATATCGAGCGAGAGTTCCGGACCGAAGTTGGCGAAGGTCTGCGATCGCTTAGCGATGTCGCCGGAAGCGGCCGCGCATAAGAGCCGAAGGCTGGACTGGCTGTCGATCGTAGCTATCGAAGAAGCGCCGCCGCCGGCATCCTCGTCGGCCCAGGATCCGATCGCCGCGAAGGATTCATCGACGAGGGTCGAATCCGCCGCCACGGCCACGGTCGGAAGCGTCGTCGGCGCCACGATGCCGCAAACGGCCTCCGTTCCGCCCGATCCGCTCGCGAGAAGCATCACGTTTTCGAGTTCGGTCAAAACATAGATCCGCTTCTGGATCTCGAAGATCTTTACGGGGTGAGTGATATACGGAGAGGCGAACGTGTGGATATTGACCCACCCTGCGCCTGCGATGTTACGCCAAATATATCTCTTCGTCACCGCAAGTTGGCAGAAGTGATTCGAGGCATCGTAGTAGGTTCCGTAGCCGTAGACGTCATAGCCGTCGCCGAGGTTGACGAGCAGTTCCAGGCCGCCGCGCTTCTCGATCCGCTTCGTGTCCGGGCTGACCCGGAAGTTCACCATCTGAACGCAGTTTTTGACATCGATATGCGTAACGGCGGAAATCTCGTCGACGCCGCCGCTGACGACGACCTGGATATCTTTCAGCCCTCTCGCGGTTTCAAACATTATTTGAAGAAACCCCCTGTGTCAAAGAACGCCGGATCCCGTCGATCAACGAATTGTTTCTCTCGGAAGGAACTGCCAAGGAACCGAGGCTGGCCTTGGACAAGGTTGCCCAGGACCCTCTGGATCGCTCCGAAGAATTTGTTGTAGAGCTTTTCCCAGGCCGCCAGGATACCGACCTCGAGCGTCACGGAGATGAGTTCGAGCGCCTTAAGCGGAATGAGCCTGTGCGCGATCCTGGGGATCATGGCCGGGCCACCGGTGACCATGGTCGCAACTTCGGGCTTTATGATCCAGGCGCGCGCGTAGGCGGTTTGAGCCGACGCCGGCTTTGGGAGAAACATGATCGTATTGCCCTTGAGCGTCCACGCCGGCGGATAATCCGCCGTCTCGCCTACATATTGCGCCAGGAGTTCATCGTGCCAGGGGATATACTCGAGCGGTCGAGGACGTTCGCCAGAGACGTTCTGGGCCATGTTCCAGATCTGAATCCATTCCTTCGTCAGCGTGTATGGCTGCGTAAGGGCGACAAGGTTGATGTCCTCATAATCCAAAAACCACGTCGAAAGATACGGGACGAGGTCCACGACGACGAGCTCAACGGCCATGTTGATGAACAGGTCGATGATCGCGTTGTCCGAAGGAAAGAGGGTGCCGGCTTCGGCGCTGGTGTCCTTGGCCAGGGTGCGAATGTCCGTCCTTATGTCTGCTAGCGTCATGCTGTTGCCTCCTTCGCCTTTTCATGAGACGCGCCGATGTCGAACGTCTGGGTTTTCAGGAAGTGGTCGATCTTCATGAATCCCTCGGCCGCCATCTCCAGGGCGATCCGATGCGCCTTCTGCTGAGCCTCTTTGTTCATGGCCTTGATCCATTGGAGATAGGCGTTGGGATTATAAGTCCGCTGGAACTTTAGCCCGATCTGCTTCCGCCGGCGCATATCGGTGATCGCCGAATCGTTGAGGCGGGTGTAGGTCGCCAGGGCGGCCTCCCCCTCGCGCTTGTTGAGGCTGCCGTTTGTGACGACGACATACTCGAATCGGTGCCTCACCTGGAAGTAGTTATAGTCCGGATTGTAGACGACGAAATAGCGAGGGTCGATGACCTCGAGTTCCTTCTTGAACCATTCAGGAACGACCACGTTAATCTCCAGCTGGTTCCTTTGGGCCCCCAGGGGATTCTTCCTCAACCTCGGGGAGTTTCTCGCCCTGGGGCAAGCCAGGCCCCAAAGACGGCTCTTCTAGCTGCTCCTCGACATCTTCCGTCTCCGGGATATTGCTCATTCCCTGGATCATGAGCATCGTGTCCACGAAGTCCATCGGGATTGATTTCTTTTCGTCCCATTCTTTGATCTGGGCGCGAAGGAAGTCGATCTCGGTAGATGTGAATTTGACGGTCCTTTTCTTCGCGTTCTCCTCTTTCCAGGCGGCGCGGCCGGCCTCTTCTTTCCACTCGATCCCCTCCTTCTCGCTTTCCTTGATCTGGACTTTCTCCACGATATGCTTCGCGATAATCTGAGACACGAGCGATGTGCGCTGCGGGAGCAACTGAAGGATGATCAGGCGATCCTTGACCGTCAGATCCATGACCTTGCCGAGCATCGTCATCGGCACTTTTCCTTTGTTCGACATAAAAATATTCCTCCTACTTAACCTCCGCTTTTTAAGGCGTGAGGATTTACTTACCGGCAATCTTCTCCAAAAGATCGATGATCTTGGTCAGGCAGTCTTTCAGCATATCCGCTGTTTGCTCCTGGCCCAGGACGATCTTCTTGGATTCATCGACGATGGATTCAAGCTTTGTTCCGATTCCGGGCAGGGCGGCATCGACGGCCGCGTGGATGGCCTCTAGTTCTGCAAGGATTCCGGGCCCCGGTTGGACGCCTCCGCTCAAGTCCCTGATGTCGAGAAATAATTCAAGCCAAAGTCGCGTGACCTTGTCCCTCGCCACCCCCGGATCATGATCCCAATCAACCTGGATTTCTTCTCTTGTTCTCATGCGTCCTCCGATGGATTTTAAGGGGGAGAGAAATCCCTCCCCCCTAAATTCAGTTTTTAATGATCGACGGAAGCATGGGCGAGAATGTGGTAGGTTACGGTTCCCACTTTTATCGCGATTCGAGCCATGTTTCCACTTCCGGTAATCGTCCCGGCATACATCGTTGCGCCGTCGGTTCCATCCGTGCTGTCGAAGCCAAAGGCATTGGTGATGTTCGAGTTGGCCACCCCGCACTTGAAGTAGATACCATGCGTTATGACCTTGGATGCGCCCGTCAATGCGTTATTGCAGATTTCAACGGCAGCCTTCGTATCGAGCGTATTCGAGTTCGAATGTTTCTCGATAAAGATGATGGAGTTCTCGGCGGGCTGAACACCGTCGGATTCGTCTGCGACTTCCAGCGCGTGCTGGTAACCCGTCCCCCCGGTCGGCTGTCTGTTCTTCGAGACGATCCTCGCGCCATAGAGCCCGACCGTGAAGTGACCCGCGTCTTTCTGGTGAGCCGTTACGAGCATCCCCTGAACCTTGGCCACGGTTCCCGTCTTGCTCATGGCTTCGACATTCAGGCCGCGAATACCGCCTAGGGTCAAGGTTGCATAGTTTGATCCGATAACCCTGGCGGCGATGTCTTCGGAGCCTCCCGTGTGAGCATACGCGGCTTCCCTGGTGAAGGTTGCAAGAAAACAGGCGCCCTGCGTGTGACCGTTTTTGGTGCTGGTGGTGTTTACGGCGATTTCAAAAGCTCGTCCATACATACCCTTCCAATTCTCGGCCCCTTCCGTCCCCACCAGGGTTCCGGCGCTCAGGGTTTCCTTGAGAATAATGCCCTTCTCCCATTCGCCCGAGGTGCGGTTATATCCGAGCGTTGCTCCGCTTTTGAACTTGATGCACGTCCCGGCCGTCGGAAGAGTGAGTGCCTCGGCGACGGAAAAGTCAATGCCGAGATCCGGGACGTATCGACCGTTTGAGATTCCCCTAGATTTCCAAATAGGCATTTTCGCGCCCTCCTAAAGCGCTTTTAGAAAGAGGGGGCCGGCAGGCGCTAGGATGACCATATTCCGGCCCCTCAAAAAAATTCCCTTGCTGGCCAGGTTTACGCGACCGTGCAGCTTCGGATGAAAAGCGTCAGCCACTTCCCTCCGTAGAAAATCCCGCACCACGTCTCCTTGGCGGTGGCGAACGTGATGGTGGAATCTTCAAAGCTGGCGGGAGTGACCGTGACGGCCCCTGTCATTGTTCCGTGCGACCGGATGATCTTGATCTGGCCTTCCTCGCCGTTCGCGAGCGTCATGGCGATCGCTCCAGCCGAGTCGATGTAGGTGATCGGGTGGATGATGTCGATGGCGCCGGCTATAGCAAGGTGCTGGTAATCGACGAGCTTGGGTTTGCCGCCAAGAAGAAACTTCTCGTCGACCTGGATTTTGTTGACGATTTGATCGGCAGAATTAAGCATGATTTTCTCCTTAGCTCGCGGCGTGTTTGACGTTGATGAGCTTGTTGAGGCCCAGCGGCTTCGCGGTTCCGAAGTTGTAGTAATACGCCAGGTTCGCGGCCCACTCGTCCTTGCCAGAGACCCTTGTCAGGATCCCGTTGTCCCCGGGCAGCCAGGCCATCCCGTTCTTGACCGGGCTGAAGACCTTCAGGAGCGAATCGTCGAGGAAGTGCAGCGTCTCGTCCGGAGCATCGCTGTCATAGATCCAAGGGATCTTTCCCGCGCGTCCGCCGTAGAAGGTGAGGCCCGTCAAGCCTCCCCAGAAAGCCGGGTCGTTGGGCATGGTCTTGTCCTGTTCCAGGATGGTGTAGAAACACCGCCAGAGAATGTCGTTTGAGAGGATGACCGACGTCCGGCCATACTTCTCCTGGTTCATGATCGCTTCGAGGATCTTGGCGTTGGTGACTGCGGCGACTGCCCCGCCCATTGTCGTCGACTGAGCCCGAGCCCAGCTGTAGGTGTCCCGGTCGACGTTCTGGAAACTGGTTTCGGTGATCCCCGTGTAGGGATCCGTGGTGGCGATGATTCCCCGGAGTCCCATCGGAACGCCTGTTCCGGCAGCCTGCGATGAAGCCATGGTGTCATGGTCGAAGACCCAGGCGTTGTCCGAGATAGTGCAAGCCCTCGACATGGTCAGGTGGTCATGGCCCGCCCCGGCGATGTCGATCGAGGAGATCTCGACCGCCTCTTCTTCAACAAGCCCGGTTGTGGGATTGATGAAGTCTACTTCCTGACCCTCGTCAAGATAGTTGGACGGGTTCGTGTAGGCGCTTGCGCTGGTCCCGAAGATCGGCGAGTCTACGGGCACGGTGGGCGATGCCGAAACCGCCCCCATGACCTGAGCCAGCTTGCCGGAGCCGTCTCCCCAGAACTGCCGGTTCATCTTGTTCGCGATGTGGATTTTGATTCCGCTCAACTCCGCTTCGAGGACGTCCATGACGGCCCCCTTGCCCTGCGAGCAGGCTACGGCGAGGTTATCGAACTGGAGCGAAGCATACAAGCCGCGCTTCATGTAGATGATAAACTCGTTGTAGACCCCCTGCTTCGCGGTCGGGAAGGTCGTGGAGCTCGACGGTCGAGCGCTCTTGGCTGAAGACGTCAGGCATTTGAAGACTGCGTATTTGCCAACAACGTGGTCGATGTCGGTCTCAAAGCGATCGTAGAGAACGGAATTTGCTCTGATTTCCGTGTTGAGGCCGGGCATGATGTATTCAAGAAAAAGCTTGTTTACAGCATCGGCCCCCATATTCAAAACGGACATAGTGATGTTCTCCTGTTATTTCAGTCCATACTTTTTGATCTGACCGATTTCTTGCAGACCGTCTTGAACATCCGGATCTGCAAGACCTCTGGAGATGGCATCTCTGATGGCATCTTTAGGCGCGACCGTCCTGTCGGTCTTCTGGCTCGGCGCGCTCCTTGAGCTCACTTCCCTGTTTGTCGCCGGAACCCTCGGCGGAAGATCACCCGTCTCTTTATTCCGCGCGGCGATATAGTCTTCACCGATTTCGCGGTAGAGGTCCGGGTTGTCCTTCTTCAGCGCATCCAGGGTGACCTTCGCGGTTTCGCCGTATTTTTTCGCATAATACTGTTCGACGACATTCATGCGTCTGGCGCTGTCGCGGATCACCTCCGGCAGGGGTCGCTGGTTGAAGTTCGGATCCATCTTCTTCTGGATCGCTTCTTTGTTCACGGTAGCGACAACGGTCCCTGCGAAAAGGGTCTCAATGATGTTATCGTCGCCGTCTTTGATTTCTTGGGTGAACGGAAATTCTTCACGAGACTTGATGACGATCTGGTCGATGACTTGCGTTGCTTTCTGCGTCTGGGCGACATTTCTCTCGCCCTCGCGCTCGGAGTCGCGAGCCTCGAGTTCTTTGATCCTGGTCTCCTGAGCTACCATTCGTTTCTTTACGGCAGGGTCGATCAGGGATTCGTCGAGGTCTTCCTCGTCCGTTTGCTCTTCGGGTTCCTGCCGCCTTATGCCGGGAAGTCCGCCTTTTTCGGCGATCTCTGCGAGCTTCATGAGCGGGGCGGCGAGCTTCGCCAGCCGGTCTTCATGGCCCTGCAGGTCCGTTTCCCACGCCTTATCTTTCTGGCGCTTGGTGTTGTAGTCAACGCCCATTTGGGCCAGATTGTTGAGCTCCTCCTCCGTGTAGACGGGGACCTCTTTTCCGTTGACCTTGAGGACCCGAATCGGCTTACGATCAGCTGCCGGCTCTTTTGCCGGAGGTGTCGCAGCGGCCTTCTTGTCGGTCCCCTTAGGGCAACCGGGGCAATCCTCGTCTTCCTTGGTGGAGGGCTTCGGCGCGTCCTTTAGCGGGGGCTTGCCGGGCGATCCGAGCTCTCCATCGAAGAGCCCGTAGTGCTCGGCAAACTTGCGGATGTTTCCCTTCTCGAAAAATTCCGTCTTCGGAAGTTCGTAAGAGGGCTCCTTTGTTTTAGGATCTTGCTCTTTTTTGACTTCCTCTTTCGACATAATTTTCTCCTTTAAATTTCTTCAGTCTCCGGTTGACCCGGTAGATTTGCTCCTCCGGCACCGGCCCCGGAAGGCCGGCCTCCCTGCTCAATGGCTTCGACCGCAGCCCCGCCGGCTTCGGCACTACCGGCTTCCTGGGCGGCGTTGGCCTGCATTTCCTTGAGTTTCATGAAATACTCCCAATGCTTCATGATGTGCTCCTCGAGGGCCATGACCCGATCATCGTCCCATTGTTCGGCCTCCTCCGACTTCTGGAGGGCCGTATGAGTATCGAGGTGAAGAGCATGGTCATCGTGGATATAGACCCATACCCCGCGGTTCTTTCCGGATATCGCTTCGTAGCGATCGTCGATGAACATCTGGTTCTCGCGCTGAGCGCGCTCGGAGTCGGCGATGTCCGAGCGGATCTCCGTTTCGAGGGTTCCTAAGTTGAGGAGCTTGAGAAGTTTTTGAGAATCCTGCTGCCGGAAAACTCCGCGATCCC